CGTGGTAGGATCGAGGCTTCGCCGGGCCGCTAGCTCAGTGGAAGAGCACCTGACTTTTAATCAGGGTGTCCCGGGTTCGATCCCCGGGCGGCCCACCAGTAAGTCGTTGCGCCGCATGGCGTTTCTGCTCGATACTCACCGGGCGCTGATTGCGATTCTGGCCGATTGTCCCTGAAATTGTCCCTGTCAGCGCTTCGAGCTTCCGCGAGGCCTCCGCCAGATCTTCCTCAGACGTGATGTCATATCGGTCAAAGACCGAGCGCGTCAGGTGCCCGGTGAGCTTCATCGCGATCGTGTCCGGCACGCCCGCGCGGATCAGGTTCCGAACGGCCGTCCGCCTGAAGTCATGCGGAATCCGACCCGGGCAGCCGGCGGCCTCACAGGCCGCCTTCCAGGCCTTGCGGAAGGTCTTGATGCGTCGGCCGTTCCACTGGAACACCCACGGGCTGATCTTGCCCTTCGCCTTCAGCGCCTCATGCGCGGCCCACTGTGCCTCGAGGGCCTCTCGCAGTTCGGTGACCGCCGCGAACTTAAACAGGCGCCCCTTGCCGTTCTTCGTGGTCCCTGGCTCAAGCCGTACCGTCCCCGCCACGAAGTCCACCTGATGCCACTGGAGCGGCAGGATCTCGCTCCGGGTGCGCCAGCCCGTGTAGTAGGCGAACGTCGCCACCGGGGCCAGCCGGGCGGGCAGGGCAGCCCGTACGGCGTCGAACTGGCCGCGCTCGAAGAATCCCTTCCGGGTGTTGTTCTCTTCGAGTAGGGGAATGTACGGCCGATAGAGCAGTCGCTTGCCGCGGACGGCCAGGGTGAACATCCGCTTGAGGGCGGCGAGCTCGCGGTTGATCGTCGCGGGCGCCGCCTTTTTCTCGAGGCGATGTGCGGTGTAAGCCTCGACGTCGGCCGTCGTGATCTCGGCCATCTTCCGCCCGGCGAACCAAGGGGTCAGGAGGTCGTCGACACGGTGCTTGACGTCGGCGTACGAGCGCCGGCCGTTCGTCTGGTAGTTCACGAGGAGCGCCTTCGCCGCGTCCTCGAACTTGAGCCGACCGATAGCGGGGGAGACCGGGAGCCCGTTCGCAATCGCGCCCTCGCGTTGCTTCAGGAGCCGGCTCGCGTCCTCCCATCGCTCGCTCTTCGAGCTTTCCTCGAAGCGCCGCCCGGCGCGGTAGTACCGCACCCACCAGATCTTGCCGCGTTGTCGCAGTTCACCCATTCACAGTTCTCTCTCTTGGTAACCACGTTCGGACAGCCGCTGTTTTTGGTCCTGCGCGTATGCCATCGCCTCATCAAGAGTGTTGAACTTTGTGCCCAGAGGGCGGTTCCGAACGTGGCTCAGGACTCGCACCGAGACAACGCCGTGCCGCTCTGCGATGTAGCACTCGGCCCAGTTATCAGCCCTGGCTGGATGCTTCATCTGCCAGAGCATCACTTCGTCGGGTTCGACAAACCAATCAGGACCGCGGGGCGAATCCATTGCTCAAGCCCACCATTTCTCATGCTACCGCTACTACCAAGCCTGCCCTTTAGTTAGGGCCGCTTACGGATAACAGCCCGCTTGCGGTCCGCTTTGAGAGCCCCGCGTTTCTCCAGCCATTCCCGTACGGCCATTTCAATCTGCGTCGTGACGGGAATCCCCTCCTGTTGTTTCACCCGTCGCATCGTCGCGAGCAGGGTGCGGTCCAGACGCAGGGCGGTCGTTTCCTTGGGGCTCATGTATCTGAGTAGTATAGGCGTGTCTATACGGCACGTCAAGCCGATCATGGTTTCGCTCAGGAAATGACGTGCATCCGCTTCAACGTGAGCAAGGCGGAATCGTTCACGTTCATGGCCTTCGCGAGCCTCGATTCTGCTTCAGCCGTCCACGCCGGCCAGCGCGCTTTCGCGCGCTTTTTCACGGCCTGTCGCAAGCGCAGGGCCGTCTCGGCGTCTTCTCGCGTGCCGCCCTCGCCGCGAAACTTCGGCACCTCCAAGGCGACGGCCTCCTCGATCGCGTAGACGAGCGGATCACTATCAGGCGTCGTGAGATACTTCTCGACGAGCGCTGCCAGCGAGCCCTGCGCGAGCCAGGTCTGCGCCACGGACAGATCAAGCGCCGGCGGCCGTGGCAGCCGCTCGTGGGCGGCCCGCACCGTCGCGAGCACCGTCAGCGCCGCGGCATACGCGGCGCTCGCTTCGGCCTCGGCGGTCGTCGCCCGCGTCACCTCTTGCGCCTGCAGATCCGCGCGGATCTCTCGTTCGATCGGCGCCGGCATCTGATAGCGCGTCCGCTGCTGATAGTGCACCCGCTCGTCGGCGATCTGCGCGTCAATGCGTGATCGCCGCGCGACTTCGTCGCGGGCCTCGCGCCAGGTGCTGATCGCCTGTTCCACGTCGTCGACAAATTGCAGGTCGTGACTCATGATTCGTGGCCTTTCTCCTTGACTCGCTTACGCCGCGGACAATCGTCGACGGAGCGCCACCGGCGGCAGGTCGGATGCCGGTGGCGCGTCCAGCTCGTGCGTGATCTGCTCGACGAGCGTGGCGTCGAGGTCGGGCAACAACTCCCGCACGAGCCGCTTTTTCTGCTCCGCGGTAAAGGTCGGTCCGAGCTCCAGCGTCATGGCCGCCTGCGCCTGCGCGAGGAGGTCCTCGAAACTCTGCAGATCGAATCGATCGGGATAGACGATCGCAATCTGCGCGGCGTCGTATTCGCGTTCCCACTGCTCGGCGCCGTAGCGGAACCGAAAGAGCAGCTCGAGCAGCTCATACTCGAATTTCTGCAGTTCATCCGCGTAGCCCGAGAGCGAGTCATTCATGGCCGACGCCTTGAGACGGAGCGCCTCGGCGCTCTCCGCGTCGCGCGAGTCGCTTTCCCATTGCACGTTCGCGAGCCGGAACATCGTCCGGAGCAGCGCTTGCCGTTCGGCCATGAACGCCTCCACCGACTTCCCGTCCGGTTCGATCAATTGCGCCGGCTCGGGCGTGAACATCGCATGCTGCACGCCCGTCGCATCGCCGAGCCAGCCCTGGACCGTCTCGACCGGCACCGTCCCGATCGGGATGTTGAGGATCGGAAACATCACGAACCGCAACAGCTCCCGATTCTCAGAAATCAAGTTGTAGTAATCGACAAACGTCCGCGGGTCACCCACGACACTCGCGCCGATGACGGGACTTTGCGGCAACCGCTGCGCGGCCAGGAGGGCCACGGGAATCCGGCCGAGCCGATGCGGGATCCTGCGGATCAGGGTGCCATCGGCGATCTCACTCTGCGTCGCGTTGACGATGCGCGAGAGCAGCCGCGTCGGGAGTGGATCCTTGACCGATCGTCGTGGCGGATCTTCGAGCAACCGCACTTCGAGCAGCCGCCCACGGTCATCGACCGCCCAATCGACCACGCCGGTCGCGTCATAGAGCGCCAGATACGGCACGGCACCCGCGGCCGTCTCGCCCTCCGTCCAATCAAAGACCACGGCCGCATGCCCGAGCAGCGCCGCGGGCGTCCAGGCGTGCGGCAGCCAGTCGTCGAGATGGGTTTCTTTGCCGTCGACGTTGCTCCAGAAATCTTCGACGAGTCGCTGATACGCCGGATTGCCGATCGTGCGGGTCGGGGGTTTGCGAAAGAGCGCCTGCCGCTTCGCGTCGAGCAGCGCCTTGCAGATATTTTCCCAGCGCGCGAGCTTCCGCCGCAGCGTGAGCTTCGCGGTCGGCCGGCTCGGGGTCGGTTGATTCCAGTCGATAAATTCCCGCGCGTGGCCGACGAGGTAGCCCCCATCGGCAAAGCCGCCCGTGCCGTGATAGGCATGCAGGAGAATCTGCCAGCCGGAGACCCGCGCCGCATAGGCCGGATGCACCGGGAAGCCGCCGACCCGCATCGTCGTGTCTGTCTGCGTCACCATCGGACAATCCTTTCGTTACGTCCAGTAGGGGAGCACCGCGGTGCCAAACTGCGGCGTCGTGTTCACTTCGCTGATCGCGGTATACGCCGCCATCGCGAGCGCCACGAGGCCATCGATCTTCTTGCTCGATTTCTCTTTGGCGATCTTCCACCCGCGGGCGCCTTCGATCGCCACCGCATTGAGCGCCTGCGTTCGCAGCTCGGGCGAGGGATACATCCGCAACGTCCCGCCCTGAATCGCGTCATAGAGCGCTTGCCCGAACGCCGTGACGTTGCCGACCGTCTGCGGCAACTCGCGAATCGGCAGCCCCATCCGCTGCAGCGTCGTGATACTGCGATGCAACTGAAACGGGTCGCAGACAATCGCGCGGACCTGCCCGCGCCGATGACAGTCGAGCAGCCAGGCCTCGATCGTCAGCTCGATGTCGAGCGGTTCGTCCGGCGTCGGTTTCCAGATCCGATGCGCGACCAGCACCACCTTGCCGCCGATCACCTGCACCGCGACGCCCGCGGAGGTGTCGTGTTTGAACGACGCATCCACGCCGATGACGGTCGGATACCCGAATGGGCCGAGCATCGGCGACAGGGTGTCATCGACGCAGGCATCCCAGGCTTCCGCGCTGATAAAACTCTCAGTTCCCGAGATCCATCTGTTTTCATGCAAGCGCAAATACGCATTCGGGCGGAGGGTCTGCCGCTGCTCGGCGTAATAGCTGTCGCTCTGCCACGGTTGCCGCGCCCGGTGACTCCAAAACATCACAACCGAACCCTTGCGATACACCTCGAGGTCATCGTCGAGCCGGTCGCCGCTCAGCGCATCCAGGTAGAATTTTTCGAGCAGGACCGATTCACCAGAAAACCCGGCCGTCGTCGTCAGCAGCATCCAGGCCTCAGGCTCAGACGGGGGCGGCGTCAATTCTTCGTGCAACCGCTGCGCCCGCTCGCTCATCACGTTCCAGGGCTCGTCCCACACGACAAGGCTCTGCCGGCGGCCCGCTTCCCCCTGATAGTCGGAGGGAATCGCTTCGAGCAACGTGCCGTTACTGAGCGAGATGGTCGACGCCCGCACCTCCGCCCACTCCGTCAGCTGGTTGTGATAAATCAACGCCGTCACGGTCTTGAACACTCGCCCGCGTGCCTGCTCGAAGTCGCCGGCCACGATCACCACTTCCGTCCAGGAGCGCGTGAACGACCACCACAACGTCAATGCGCCCGCGAGCAGGGTCTTGCCGCTTTTCTTGCACTCGCCCCAAATCAAATACCGCAACAGGTCCAGACGGCCGTCAGCGGTCCAGCGCAACGCGAGCGCGAGCACCTTCCGCTGGTGGGCGGTCAGCGTCCAGGGCTTGCCCTTCTCATTCAGCGGCAGAAAGGCATCGCAGAACTTCGCCGGGTCGCAGCGATACGTGTCGAAGCTCGTCATTCCCGATCCAATCCGCTCAGCGCGCGAGCCAAGTCGACCCGCTTCGCCCTGCGGCTAATGCCGACACGCTGCGCGAGCCGATCAAAGCGGTCGAGGCCCGCCAGGAACTTGTCGTAGACGTCGCGGACGTTCCCGCTCGGCTTGTGTAGGCCGTTCTGCGCAATGTCCTGCACGAGAATCTGGTGCGTAATCTCGACGTCGCCGAGCCTGCGGATGTAGGCCCGCTCCAGGGTGCTCAGTTCCGCGTCTCCGCCCCGATCGGCGATGACCCCGGCCATCAGCTCCTCGGCGGTCAGGCGCAGCTCTGCGGGGTGCTGACGGGCCTGCAGCCCGAGCACCCGCGCCTCCTGATTCCCGGCCACGAACGATTGGCACGTCGAGCATCGACCGAGCCCGGGCACGAGCAGCGCCCCGCACCGCTTGCAGCTCGCGTCGTCGCCGTTCTGCTCGCCGTTGTTGTGCAGGATGTCAGTCACGAAAGCACCCCGGATTCAAAATCAGGAGCCCCGCAATTCGCTCAATGTTTACGGGCCTCGAAACGGTGCTGTCCCTGCGCCTGTCCCTGCGAGCAGGTATGCATCCATTACTGCCGATTGCGTAATCTCGACTACGCCGAACGACGTAACGGAGGTGCCTAGAAATGGGCTGTTGCAGGTTCGCGCCAATAAACTCAGGGGTTGTTGCAGGTCTGAGGGTTACTTTCATGTTTCTCGCGAACAGACACACATAGAGAAAAAAACCAAATCCGAGGGGTAAACCTGCAACAAGGCCCGTATTCATTGGTCCGAACCTGCCACGGTTGGCGTGCGGCTGAGGCCCTGATAGACGGTGCCGGTGCGTGTTCGCACTCTAGCGAATCGCTCGGCGATCTTCCGGCTGAAGGCGGTGGCGGTGAACCGTTCCCGTTCGGCCAAACCGTGTCGGTCAGCCCAGCTTTTGTAGTGCGCGTAGAGATCCGCGGCGCGAACCTCGGCGTTCGCATCGAGCTCGGTCGCTTCCTCGAGAAACGCGCCGATGATGTCGGAGTCCTGCTCGTACGTCTGCGTGGCGTCCACGACGGCGGCCGGGGGCGTCAGCCCGTCCTGCTGCCACAGTAGGCATCCGCGCACGGCCCAGGCGAGGACGCCGGCGGCCTCGGCCTTGAGCGTGGCGTCCAGTCCGGGCGTCACGGGAAAGGTCTGCGTGAACGGGAGCAGCCGAATGCGGCGCCAGAAGCCGTACGAGTCATCGCGGACGATGGGCTTGTGATTGACCGCGAGCCAGAACTTACATTGCGGGCGGAACGTGAAAAACTCGCCGTGGAGAAACCGGGCGCTGATCGGATCGCAGCCGGTAAGCGCTTTGATCCGTGATTCGTTCAGGCGTGTGCCGTCCTGTGTTTCAGAGGCGGTCGCCATGCGAGGGCCGTCGAGGGCGGCCAGGTCGTTTGGGATAGCGGAGCGCTGGTTGATCTCGATGGTCGTGAACGGCATGGTGCAGCCATAGTCGCCGAGCACGAACGTGATCGTGTTGTAGAGCGTGCCTTTGCCGTTGGCGCCGCTGCCGTGACCCAGGATGAGGATCTGCTCGCTCGTGTCGCCGCTGAGGGAGTAGCCGACGACCTTCTGCACATAAGCGATGAGGGCCGGATCGCCGTTGAAGATCTCGGTGAGGAACTGCTCCCACCGGACACACAGGGCGGCCGGGTCGAATCGGACCGCCGCCTGTCGCGTGATCCGGTCCTCGCGCCGTCCGGGCCGAAGTGCCCCCGTACGAAGGTCCACCACACCGTTCGGCACCCCGAGCAGCATCGGCTGTGCATCCCACCCATCGCCCGTATCCGCGATCGGCGCTTCCGCTTGGGCCAAGTACAGCAGGGCATCGAGCCGGCCGCGGGATTCGGAGCTGAGCGCCCACTTCGCGAGCTTCGCGCGAGCGTCACTGTCGTCGAGCCGGGACGCGTCCTGTAGCCGTTGCCGCATCGCAAGCTTGGCGCGGTGGCGCACGGACGCGTTGGCGTCGGGTTGCCACCGGTGGCCGCTCCACGTCAGCCACCGCTGCCGTCGATGGTCGTAGCGCACGTCCTCCCCATAGCGGGCCGCGAAATACTCGGCGTTGCCGCTGTCGGTCAACGGAAAGGTTCGCGGGGTGTCCACGGCCGCCGGCGTCAGATCGTCGAGGGGGCCTGCAGGTGACTGGAGTTTCTGGCCGAACGCATGCCGCCCATACTTGCGGGCGTTCCGGAGCTTCTCTTCGAGCTCGGCATCGGTCCACGACGGCACACAGCCCGCATTCCAGTCGCGGAACAACGCGAAGGCGGTCCCATCGTCAAGTGCGAAGTCGTTGACGAGGAGGCAGGCCACGCGGAATGTTGCGGTGTCTCCGCCCTGCCCCTGGATGGCAGGCTCCACAGTTCGCAGATAGGCGCGAGCGCGATACGCGGCCGTTGACGAGATCTCTGACAACAGAGGCGCGCTTCCGTTTGGTTTCGCGGGCGGTGTCTCCGGTGTGATCCACGTCAGGTCGAACACTGGGAGCTGATCGACGGGCGGCCACTGGCCCAGGCGCTCGTACCGAATCCCCGACGCGTGTAGAGACTGCGGGCCAACGACGAACCCGCCATCGGCTCGGACGTCGAGGGCCACGCCGTCGGCAATCTTGATCTTCGCGCCGTTGCGAATCGTGTCACCGCCAGGATGCTGGTAGTACCGATGCGTCCCTCGGGCTGTCTTACACATCATCTCGGTTGCCGGCAGGTGTGCGGCGGCCCACTGTTCGGCGTCCTCGGTATCCGTATCGACGACCACGAGCCGGCTATAGGTGCCGGTCGCAATCCCGATCCCGGTGGCCCCTTTGCCGTTCCCGAACCACGAGAGTAACTGCGCATCTGACGGCAGACTCGATTGAAACTCCGCCCAGGCGACTAGCGGTTTCTTGTCGGGACCGACGGGAAAGACGGGGAAGCCGCGGGCGTGTCTCAGCCAGCGCGCACACGTGAGAAGCGTCGGGTCACCTGGAGCGGTGACACTCGGCGTCAGCATGCGCCGGCGCCCACTTCGGTCTCGGTCAGCAGTCGGCGCATGTGCTCCCGCGTCCGGCGCAGCTGCCCTTGGACTTCGACGAGCCGAGCCTCACGCGAGATGATTTCTTCCGCGAGATCTGAGAGTTCGGTCTGCAGGTCGATTTCGTTGTCGCGAAGTCGGAGGAAGAGTTGCCGGTCAAGTTCGATCTCGTATACGCTGTCCATGATCTTCGCGGCCTCCCCGCCGCCTTGATCGAGGCCCACACGGTTTGCCCCCGTGCTTGGGCCTCCCGCCTTTTAGGCGGTCGCCTCGCGTGACCTCTCAATGAGTTGTTCAACTCGATCGCGCTCAAACCACAGCCGACGCGAGCCAGGAAACTTGATCGCCGGCAAAGCGCCGCGGGCGTGCCAGTCGTACACGCTTCGCCACGGAGGCCCGTACAACTCTTCGATCTGCCGCATCGTCAGCAGTCGTTGAGTACTGGTCGCCCTTCGCGGCGTGCGGTCGGCTCTGCGAGTTTCCTTGTCAGTTGCAATAGCCTGAGTAGTCACACGAGTAGTGTCTCAGGCCGATATTTCAGGCCGAATAGCTCTAGATAGTGAAAAAGGTGGGGCGCGAAGATTTAACGCGCGATGGTGAAGAAGGGGTCAGCCGCGGTGACGGTGCGCATCGTAGATCACGCGCTCGAGCTGAAGGTACCGGCATGCCACCTGCTCCTCGACACTGCCAGGACGTCCGTCGATATGCCGGGTCTGCCAGTACGCCCGGATGGCATCAGCCACGCGGCGCGCTGCTGCACGTGGCCCAAAGCCTGCCGCCATCGCGAGAGCGACAGCCTCGAGAGCTTCAGGAATTCCAGGGGCGCTCCAGCGTCCGGGCGTCGGGTGCTTGAGGAGCATAGGCGCGACAAGGCGATCTTCGTTGGGAGGGAGCGACTCAACGCGGTGCGCACGCAGCATTACGCGTCCGGCGTACTGCGCCTGCTCCTCCCACGAGCGCGTTGGTTCTGTCCCTGTCATTGTCCCCACGACCTCAAACGCTGTCTAAATTCTCGCACAACTCGCAGCAATTTCGAGACGCAGCCTACGCCTCATATTGTGGTTGTGCTCAATAAACGCGGCTATTTCTTGCGCGCGCTGGACGAACTTTTAATCAGGGTGTCCCGGGTTCGATCCCCGGGCGGCCCACCAACGCTTCGCCCGTGTGACAAGCGAGCGGCCGGCAGTTCGCGAGCCACCTTTCGCGCGCGTCGCACCGCCGTGCACCAAGGCACCACCCGAGCGGCGAGCTCCGAACTACGA